CTAGAACTTAATCAAGAGATATCCCAACACCTCGACCTAAGTCGATTTTATGGATCTCTATTTAATAGACTAAACAGCATGTCTACTTCCTTTATAGGAAAAGGGCATCGTGCGTCGTCTATCCAGAGGAAAATATTATCCTATAGGACGTAATCAGGAGAATTCTCTCAGTATCTAGTTTTAGAACCGAACACCCCTTTCCTAATCATGTCAATGATAGGACTCTTTTCCGTTTCATATTTTTGTCGAGATATCTCAACTTTATATGTAAACGTAAAGATCATGCTTTCAACTTCATCAAGGATTTTTAGTGCCTTGGGAAGAGAAACATTACCTATCTTAGCGTGCTTGTACAGAATAGATTCTACTCTGTCTAGTTCCTCTAAGACATCAAGATTAGGATTGAGATTAATTATAAGGTCTTCAAAGAATCCACTAACGGATGCCTTGAATATCTTATCATTAATCCCAGAATAAAGTTTACTACTCGCTTGATTTATCAAGTGATCGTAATCTCTATTCAGAAGTTTTATCTTATGAAGAGCCTGTTGAAGAACTATTGCAGATAATTCTGTTTCTAGTTCATCATAAACAGATCTTCTAAGATCTTCGTGTGAGAAAGGATAGAGATGATTAGTCTCTTCCCCTTTTAAACAAGAAAGTGCTTTCTTAAGTATTGATCTCAAAGGTAAGGAGAAATTCGCCTTATCTCAATCGAAATCCTCTTTATACTGAGGATTGATTAGAGATTCAATAACTATTCTATGCTCTATTAGACCTTTTTGGAATAATAGACCTAGAAGTGAAAGACTTTCCATCCCAACTAGTTGAATTTTATTTCAACTATTGGCTCCTCCTTTCTTAGAAAGGATAGAACCCAATGAAGGAATGTTGTTAATCAAATTAGAGCGGATTCAAGAAGCAGAGTCTGCTACTCGGGATCCGATCGAAGTTTGAGAAATCAATTGTTGAAAAGATATACTAGATACATTCACTCCGTTCCAGATCGTTCGCTTAGCAAATTCAAATACAGATAAAGTAGGAGAGGAAATTGATTTAGATAAATTTATTTCTACACCAATATCTCTCATTACTTCTAAGTATTTCATTGCCAGCGAATGATCAAAGATAACAATATCATCACCGAGGACTTCATATCGTTCTTCTCATTTGGTATAATTACCTAAAGATCAAGAGCAATATTGAAGTAGTCAATGATGAGTTATTGCCAAACCTGCCCATGAGGATAAACCTCCCATAGGTTGACCTACACTATAACGGTACTTATTATTTTGATCTTCTAAAAGGTGAGGGAACTTCTTCCCTACTCCTTCAGAAAAACCAAAATCCCGATCAGCCATTAAGGCTTGTCAGGAGTTTGAAAAACCTTCTAAGCCAACTAGACTTTCCAGAATCGATCCTGTTAAGGAACGAGGAAGACGGTCAGTTGCAGAAGATAAATCAAAACTATAAGCACCACCATAGGACTTAGCTTTCTCAATACTCCTCTGTACTGATAAATCTTGATCAAAAGTACCATCGTTAGGAATAACTTTTAGTACTGCGAACAAGTAATCATGCAGAGGACGCAATAGAGATTGGCTGATAGAATCAATAAGAGCAAAAACTCTTATTTTTCCAGCAGCCTCTTCTTTTATTGCAAATTGAGAAAGACCATTAGAATAATTAATACTCTTTTTAAATTTTAAATTCTTAAAATCTAATTGAGATACTAATGATTCTAATCCCGAAGTAATCTGATTCCACCTACTTAAAGAATATTCCGACTTTAAAATATCCAAATAACTTAAAATGTTATTATAAATATTTTTCTGTTCAGAATTTCCTCTAGTAAGTAGATAATAATCACTAAGAATCCCTTGGTAACTCATAGAGTTACTAGGTGATGCCTTATGTGATAATACCAGAGTACGAGGAGCTAAGTTTTTCTTAATCTTAGATAAATCCAGTCTAGAAAAGAAAACTGGACTATCTTTAGAAAAAGAAATGGAAATAGAAATAAGGTCAAGAACCGATTCTGATTTTCCTGTAAAAGGACCATAGATTGATTCTAATTTAGTTTTACCTAAAATAGACATCACCCTATAGGACCCGAATAAGGAAAGCCAAAATCTCATAATATTCACATTCCCATTCCTTATTAATAGACGATCTTGACGATTTATAATCGCAGGACATCCATTAATAAGTCGTGGAAGAGGAATATTAGGTTCCAGATCACGGAGGGATGATAATTTATCATTACCTAGATACTTTTGTAACGCAACCTGGTTACTTTTCAATCACTTAACAGTGAAGAAAGAACCATGATTACGTTGCATTCGTACAACGGTATTGAAGAAATTATAAGCCATTCTGATTCTGTCCTTTAAGGAACTCGACCTACCCATACTTAAGATAACAACCTTTTGTAAGGTAATAGGAAGAGCCCGTCTGATTTCAGACACAGGGAACATCTTCTCTAAACGAACAGATTTCGCACGGAAGAGCAACAATTTATTTTTAAATAAGTTTGTAGTTTCTTTCATGAGTTTTCTTAAAATTTAGAGGGACTTGGTAATTCAGTTATCAACTGGACCTAGTTCGGATCCTGTCTTTTTGTAGTCAAAAGTACGGTGATCTCCTTACGGAGGTGCCTTCCTTTTTCTACTACTAGTGGGGTCCGTCTTCGTGGATTGTCTAGTCTATCCTCAGGCTGTTTTATGGAATCGGCTTTCATCTTATCCATCTATAAAGATGACAGTCATGCCTATCCACCTGAGGGTAATATTCAACAATCGGTATATACACGCCGACAAAGGTTCTAGCCATTAACAAAGGTCTCTAAAAGGGATTTAATCCCGGTCTGAGGTAACCTTTACTTAAC